GGAAGAAGCGACAGCCGAAGCCGTAGAAGAACCCCTACCTACAGAAAGCGAGACAGTCGTGGAAGACACAACAGTCGAAGCAACACCAGTAGAGGCTGCGGCTGTAGAAGCTGCTCGTCCTACTGTGCAAGCAATGGTGTACACAACACCACGCATTGAAGTTACAAAGCGTAACTACCTTGAAAACACATTGAAGGCTAACCTCTTCGGTGATGATGATTCACGTCAATGGCTCCGCGCTGCTGACAACGATCAGACAACAGGTGCAGGATTTATCCCAACACCACAAAGCACACAGCTACTTAACTTCCTTTCTAACGCAGATCGTCCGTTTATCGATTCGATCAGCCGTGGCACAATGCCGGAATTTGGAAAAACTTTTGAGTTGCCTAAGATCACTGAGGTTCCTCTTGTTGATCAAATCGACGAGAATGGCGCAGTAACAGAGTCACAACTTGAAGCCTCATACATCACAGTCACAAAGAAGTCATTCAAGGGTCGCGCAATCACTACCCTCGAACTTCTAACAAATTCGACACCTGCATTCCTTGACGAGCTTCTTGTCCAGATGGAATACGCTTATGCTAAGGATACTGAAGAATTTGTAACTACCGCTGTCCAAGGCGCAGGAACACTCAACGCAACAGCACAGGCTAACTCAGCGACTGGACTTCTATCCTACGTATCAAGCGCAGCAGCAGCAGTATATTCAGCATCACTTGGTTTTGCTCGCAACATGATCGTTACACCAGAACAATGGGCTAACATCATGAGCTACAACGATGCCGGACGTCCAATCTACATCGCTGCAAATCCACAGAATGCAGGTGGTGCACTTACACCTACATCACTTCGCGGTAACGTTGCAGGTCTTGACCTTCGCGTATCTCGCTACATGAAGGGCTCTGGAGGAGTCGGTACAGCAGATTACTCAATGGCTGTCGTAAATCCAGATGCTTACACATGGTACGAGGGCGCACGTCAGCAACTTCGCACAAATATCAACTCTGACGGAACAGTAGATATCTTGCTATTCGGTCAGGGAGCACTTGCCACTAAGTTAGCGGCTGGCGCAAACTGGTTCAACCTAACCTGATAACACCCTAAGTCGCTGGCAGGGTAGTGCCCTTCTACCCTGCCAGTCTTTAGAAAGGATAAGAGCATGGCATTGACAACAGTTGCAGAGCTTCGCACCGCCCTTGGCGTTGGCACTCTCTATACTGATGCAGTCTTGCAGCAAGTCTGCGACGCCGCAGATAACGTACTCTTGCCCTTTCTATGGAAGAATCAGCAATACATTATTGCTCACGGCAACGAGGGCACAGTCGGCACACTTTATTTTGATCAGGATATCAGCGAGTATTTCTACGTTGGACAATCTGTAACAATCTCAGGTGCAGGTAGTCGCTACAATGGGACTAAGACAATTACAAAAGTCGATACTCGTTCATTTAACGTAACTACGGCTCACACTAGCGACAATCCACGCCACACAGTTGAGCCTTATGGCATCGCCGCTGTCGAGACTTATACAGATTATTCAACGATCCCGGCAATCCAAGAGGCTGCTCTTATGATCTCGATCGACATCTGGCAGTCTCGCCAAGCCCCATCAAGCGGCGGCGTGACGATCGATGGCTATCAGCCAAGTCCTTATCGGATGGGTAACACACTCCTCGCGAGAGTCAGAGGCCTGCTCGCACCTTATCTCGATCCGAGATCGATGGTGGGCTGATGGCCGCCATATCAACACTTCGCGCAGGAATCGCCGCAGCTCTAGTCGACAACACTAAATGGTCGGTATTTTCATTTCCGCCCAGTACAGTAATCGCAAATTCACTAGTGATCAGCCCTGCCGATCCCTACATTATTCCATCAAATAATTCATATAACACAATTGCTCCTCTGGCTAATTTCCAGTTGAGCATCATTGTGCCTTTGCTCGATAATGAGGGCAATCTCAATGGAATTGAAGATAACATCGTTCGGGTATTTAACCTGCTCGCTGCATCTTCATACACTTATAACGTCACAGATGTATCCGCCCCGGCGGTACTCAGTGCCGCTTCAGGTGATCTACTTACATGCAATATCAATATCTCAGTCCTAACGAGTTGGAGCTAAAATGTCCGAGTGGGAAAAAGAGCAAGAGGCCTTCCTGATCAAGATCGGGCAGGTAGCACCATCAACACCTAAGCCAGTAACTACTAAGAAAGACGAGGAATAATCTCATGGCTGTATTTCTAAATAACAAGGTCGGCGTGAAGATTAACACAGTCGATCTTTCAGACCACGTTACCGCAGTAACACTTAACCGCACTTTCGACGAGCTCGAAGTGACAGCGATGGGCGATGGCGGACACAAGTTCGTTAAAGGCCTTGAGGCATCATCAGTCACAATCGACTTCCTAAACGACACAGCAACAGCCAACGTCCTACAGACTTTGCAAGCTGCGTGGGGAACTAACGTCACAGTAGTGCTACTTCAGGAAAAGGGAACTGCAGTCTCTGCAACTAACCCTCTCTACACAATGACCTGCTTGATCAACTCAACAACAGACATCAACGGCAGCGTTGCTGATCTTGCAGTTCAGAGCCTGACATTCAACGTATCAGGTACTACAGTAGTAGCCACAACAGGCACATTCTAAGAAACTAAACAAAGGGGCACAGCATGGCAAAGTTAATAGTCACGATGGCAGACAACACAGTCACCGAGATCGAGATCACTCCTCGACTTGAGTACGCGTTCGAGCTATATGCTAAAAAGGGATTTCACAAAGCGTTCCGCGATGATGAAAAGCAATCGGATGTCTATTGGCTTGCATGGGAAGGCCTTAGGTTAAGTGGAACCACAGTCAAGCCATTCGGCGCAGACTTTCTCGAAACTCTTAAGAGCGTAGAGGTTGCAGAGTCTAGCCCCCTGGCCTAGGCAGGGATAGCATCCACTATCTCATTGCTCGCTTGAGCATTGAGACGGCTATCCCTCCACAATCTTTAATCGATCTAGATTCATCGATGCTTCAGATGCTACTTAAAGCGCTGAAGGATAGAGCAAAGGAGCAGGCAGATGCCTACAGAGCTAAAAGGCGCTAATGCGCTTCGCAAGGCTCTTAAGCAATTCTCGCCTGATCTCGACAAAGAGACTCGTGATGAGATGGTCGGATTCCTTAAGCCAGTAATAAAAAAGGCTAGAGGTTTTCTTCCATCTAATTCAGAAGCTCCATCTGGATTCGTAAAGCATGAAGTCAAGACCGCTAAGTTCCCAATGTACGATGCCGCAGAGGCTCGTCGAGGAATTGGTTACAAGCTCACACCTACCAAGCCTAATCGCCAGGGATGGGTGCAGTCGGTATCGATCCACAATAAGACCGCGGCAGGTGCAATCGTGGAGACTGCTGGTCGCAAGTCTGGAATGACTGGCAACTTCTCACCAAGATTTCAAGGCTCATTCGCAGGCAGCCGCAAGATGCAAGGTCGTGCGATGTTTAAGGCTTACGACCAGGATCAAGGCAAGGCTAAGGTCGGAGTAATCCGAGCACTAGAGAAGGCCGCCGCTAAGTTTAACGCGAAAGGCAATAACAATGGCTGAGTTACGGATTCCGATTGTCGTCGAGAATAAAGGTAAGAAAGCACTCGGCGACACGAGCAAAAGCGTTAGCGCCCTAGATAAGGGAGTAAAGCGATTAGGCAAAAGTCTTCTTGCAGTATTTGGGGCACAGCAGCTTCTGAAGTTCGCTAAGAACGCATCAAAGGCATTCATCGAAGATGAAAAGGCCGCGAATCGCCTTGCCCTAGCCGTTAAGAATCTTGGACTAGAGTTCGAGACTCCACGCATCGAGCGTTATATTTCTGATCTTTCAAGGATGTCTGGCGTTACCGATGATCAATTACGTCCAGCGATGCAGCGTTTATTGCAGACTACTGGCTCGGTTACTAAGGCTCAAGAGTTACTTACTCAGGCAACCGACATCGCCGCCGGGTCTGGCGTCGATTATGAGACAGTTGTCAATGACTTAAGCATGGCGTACGTTGGTCAGACTCGTGGGCTTCGCAAGTATTCACTAGGACTTTCTCAAGCCGAACTAAAGACCATGAAGTTCGCAGATGTTCAAGAACGACTTAATAAACAATTTTCTGGCGCTAGTGCAGAATTTCTAACTACCTATGCTGGCAAGTTACAGCTCATCACGACCGCAGCAGGCGAGGCAAGCGAGACAATCGGCGGAGCGCTCGTTGATTCTCTAGTCTCAGTATTCGCTGCAGGTGACACAACACAATTTGTAAACCAGATCGATACCCTTGCCACAAAGATTGCAGATACAGTCTCAGCAGTAGTATTCGGATTCCGTAAGTTATACGTTCTCACCAGCGATCGTGCCATCCTCGCTAGCTTCAACCCGTTCGACGACTATGAGAAGAATGCCCTAGCGGCCATCGAGGCAGCAGAGAAGGCAGCCAAGTTTAGACGAAACATGCCATCAAGCGGCTACCTGGGATCTCAACCTATGGGTATCTACGAAACATCCGCGCAGATTGCAGCTCGTAAGAATGCAGAAGCGGCAGCAGCCAAGCGCGCCCGTGAGTTAGCAGCACTTCAGAAGAAGACTCTAAATACACAGAAGCAGTCGCTTGCCTTACAGAAGGCCTCAAAGACCCTTAACCTCGAAGCCATCGGTATTGAAGCAGCTCTTAAAGGTCAGATCAGCGAGACTGATCGCCTATCTCTGAACTTGCAAAAGGCTTTGCTCGATGGCAACGCAACCCTAGCCACGAGCATCTCAGATCAATTAGATGCTGCTGTCAAGCGCAATAACGAACTGCGCCTAGCCTTACTTGCTACCCCTAAAGCACCTAATCCTTTCTCAGAATGGTCAGTTCCTAAACTTGATTTCGGTGGGAACATGCTCGGCACACCTGTACCTAATTACACGCCACCTGCCTACGCAATGCCACCAACCTTCGGGCAGCAAGGTGGCTTGCCTGCTGGGGTCGTTGCAGGGGTTAATCCAGCGCCTGTCGTCAATGTCAAGGTCGAAGTTGCTGGAGAAGCTGTAGCCGCAGTAATCACACAACAGCAGACCAATCAATCTCTTTCAGGATCATTTATTGGCGTAAATCGTACGGCTAGATTCGGAACTAGGGTTGACGAAGGATGACCCTTCCAGCCGCAATCTCGGTTTCTTTTGATTTTAGCCAAGGTGCTACCTTTGGTTTTACTGGCTTTATCATTGGCGACGCGATAAATGGCGTCATAGGCACATCTCAGTTTGCAGCTAGTGCAGTCCCAGAGCCTGTGGTCGATCTCAGTAGCGTCACTCGTCAAATTACAATTAAACGTGGCCGCAATATCATGCGCGATACCTATGAGGCTGGGAATTGCACAGTTAGAGTCTTAGACCCTGATTCTAACTTTAACCCTCAAAATACATCCAGTCCTTACTTTGGCTTTTTGACTCCATTGCGCAAAATCCGTGTGGCTGCCACTACAGCGACAGCGCAGGAGTTCCTTTTTTCAGGTTATGTTCAAGATTACAAATACTATTATCCTCAAGGACAGGAGACAG